ATTTTCAGAGCATGATGACGCAATTTTGGATTATTTGGACGACGATGGTCAATCGGTGGAACCAGTTTATTATGTTCCAATCATCCCGATGATCCTAATTAATGGATCTGAAGGGATCGGCACAGGATTCAGTTCCAAGATTCTACCATATAAGCCAACAGATATCATTGAGTGGTTAGAGCACAAGATTAGAACCAATGAGGGCTCAGGTGTGGAGTTCCTTCCTTACTACCATGGATTTAAGGGTTCAATTGTGAAACTGAGTGAACATAAATTCTTGGTTAAAGGATGCTACAAGATCCTGTCTGATACATGCATTGAAGTAACCGAACTTCCAGTTGGTCATTGGACAGATGACTTCAAGAGTCATATTGAGTCACTTATGGACGAGAAGGGACAAAAGAAGGCAGGTATTGTTAAAGACTACAACGATAATTCAACCGATACAACTGTTAATTTTGTTATACATTTCAACAAGGGAGCGATGGATAAGCTACAGCAGAAGTATGACGACAACTGCAGTCATCTAGAGAAGCAACTCAAACTTGTAACTACATTGTCATCCACTAACATGCACCTATTTAATTCAGACGATAAGCTCCATAAATACAACACAGTAGAAGAAATATTGGAAGACTATTTCAAAACGCGACTTGGTGTTTACATAAAGAGAAAGCAACATCAGCTTAAAATTTTGAAAAGCGAATGTGATATTTTGAAAAACAAAGTCAAATACATTACAGAACTCCTTCATGATACAATTGATCTAAGGAAAAAGAAGCTTGGAGAAATCAACGACATGCTTGAAGGAAAGGGTTATATGATGAAAGACGATAGCTATAAATATCTAATCAAGATGCCAATGGACAGTGTAAGTGAAGAGAACGTAGAGTCTCTTATACACGAGATGGAGACAAAACAGAAAGAATATGATGACCTCATGGCTACACGAGAGCAAGAGATATGGCTGCATGAGCTTCAGAAACTAAGAAAGGCCTATGACGATCAGTTCATGAAAGCCAAATCTGTTTTAGAAGAAGAATCCACTACTAAGAAAAAACCGGCAAAAAAGATTGCAGTAAAGAAATAATTAGTAAACTTTAGTAATTATTCATTAAAAAAATTTTTTTAATTCCAGAGTTTTAGTATTGTAAGAAGCAGCAGTAGGATGGTCTATAGGAACAGCTAAAGAACTTACATCTCTGCGATACTTTATATAGCTTTGGACACTTCCATATATCTGAGGAACAGCATAGTCAACAACTATTTGATTTAATGCGGTTATCTGCTCATCAATATGGTCATCACGATTTGCAGAGTTTTCTAGAAAGACACCTCTCATAATCGTTTTTAATGTGTCACAATCCTGATCACCAATTCCGTATTCACCTTTAGACATATTATATACCCCTTGTTGTATAGACTTTTGCAAAAAATCAATATTCTCAGCACTGAAATACTTTGAAGACAGAGGAGTATTACACCAAGTGCCGGTCAGTGCATTCCTATAAGACGTGCACTCATGAACAGGAATTTTATCATACAAAGCAAATTGATCTTCGGGTTTAGGTCCTAAAATATCAACTCTTCCATTCGCTTGTCTACAATTTGACATATATAATATATGGTTAATAAAAAAATATATAAATTTATTATATAATGAATTTTAAAAAAACTGTATTAACGACTGCAATAGTGTTTCTTATTTTAGCATTAATATTCGTAGGTGTTATTTTGTTTAATAAAAGACGGCACGCTAGCTATCCTCCAGTTTTAGGTAACTGTCCTGACTATTATGAAGACCAGCTGATATCTGATCAGTCAAACAAGGTCAGGTGTGTTCCACAAGGAGGAACCGGATCAACAGTAGGTGAAATGAGTAGCAATACAGATAAGGCACCATCACTTAACTACTATGGAAACAACTGCCCAAGTGTAATGTCGTATAAGGATATGACTAAGTTGTCCAACAAGCAAAAATGTAATCTGATTAATGAATATTCTAGTTGCGGGTTTACATGGGACGGACTTATACCTCAGCCAGCTGGAGTAGACTATTGTGGTAGCCTAGACGATGAAGATAACTAATAAGCTTTTGACATCCATTATATAATCAATATTATATAAGCAAATATTGAGTATATATATATGAACTCAGACAGTAAATTGATGTATTTCAGATTACTGCCGCCAGAGATATTGGAAATGATATGGGAATATGTGGATCCATTAACAAAGAGCTCTATAGACAGAGAAAATTACCAAAAACACTATAACTATAGAATAAGAAATATCTCGGAAAATGAAAACGTTGAAAGATTTGTTAGATTTCTGATAGTGAAAGATTATGCTTTCGTCCTAAGAAACGTTCTGATAGAAAAATTTGACAATTGGTTTAATATAAAGAATTACCACTACAAATACGCTGTTTACCCCAATATGATGCATTTTTTATACAATTTCTGTATTCAGAATGATTCGCAAAAATGTAAGCAGCATATAGTTGATATATTTGAAAATAGAGGAATAAGTAAAAATCTACATAAAAAGAATCGCATTAGAAATATAGGATGGACAAATTAAATATTGATTCTTATCTTGAACGACATCAAGAGAGAGAAAATATTATCAATATATTGAAAGAGTTTGAAGAAAAAAGAACTGATTTGTTACATAAAAAAGGCATCTACATCTATGGTAACCCTGGAACAGGTAAGACAAAATTTGTTGAAAACATACTGAAAGAACTTAATTATGACATAATAAAATATGATGCAGGTGATATAAGAAATAAATCCATTATTGAAATGATAACTATGCATAATATGTCAGATACTAATGTATTGAGTCTCTTACAGAAAAAAGCTAGACGAATAGCAATTATTATGGATGAAATAGACGGAATGAATAACGGAGATAAAGGTGGAATCAATTCATTAATTAAACTGATCAGACCAAAAAAGACAAAGAAACAAAAGAAGGAAGATGTTACCTATAATCCAATAATATGCATAGGGAACTATCATATGGATAAGAAGATTAAAGAGTTAATGAAGGTATGTAATACAATAGAACTAAAGACACCGACAAACGTGCAAATCAATAATGCATTAACAGATCTAATGCCTAAGCTTGCAGGAGTGAATAAGGATACTATTGTAGATTATATTCAAGGAGATCTTAGAAAACTGATCTCGGTATTAAAAATTAACAAAAACAAGCCAGATCTACTAACGGATGATGTTATCAATAAACTTTTTAAGAAGAAGGCGTATAATGAGGACACTAAACAGATAACGAAAAAGTTGATAAATGATTATCATCACATAAATGATCACGCAATGATAATGAACGAAACAGACAGAACGATAGTCGGACTTCTATGGCATGAAAATATCGTAGACGTGTTGAGTAAGTTTAAAAAGGACGAATCGTTCCCATTCTATTCACAAATATTGGACAACATTTGTTTTGCAGATTACATAGACAGAATTACCTTCCAGAAGCAGATTTGGCAGTTTAACGAAATAAGTTCTTTAATAAAGACATTCTATAACAATACACTTTATCATCAGACATTCACTAAAAAGCCAACGTTCAATCCCGCCGAAGTAAGGTTCACAAAAGTCTTAACGAAATATTCAACAGAGTTCAATAATACTATATTCATACAGAGTTTATGCCAACAACTTGGAATGGACAAAAAGGATATGTATAGTTTCTTTATCCATATAAGAGAAACAATGACCGAAGAAGAGATAACGGAACTGTTTGAGAACTACGAAATTACTAGATTAGACATCAATCGCATAAACAAGTTTTTGGATAACTTTAATTCAGAACTAATCGAAAACGAAAGCGGTGAAGATGATTAATCCTTTATATAGTTGATATATTCTTGCATAATATCATCTTTTAGACGAGGACCTACAAAGTCAATATTCTTAAAATTAAATAATATAATAGTTTCAATCATATTCGCAAGATATGATTTTGTAATTACTTCCTTTTTCTCTGCAGCAATAGTAAGATGTTGGTTCATGAGATTTGTGAGTCGTTCTTTTTGCCACATGGCTTTACGGACTCCTGTGTAGCGAGCTGTAGGCGGGCTAGAAAAATCATGACGACAATGTTTATCATTATACGACAGAGGGGGAGGATCACTAATTAATTCAATTTCGGACATATTATTTAATTCATCAAGACAATTGTCTTTGTAAGGTGAAATAGGAGAGAATGACTTAATATCATGCCAAATATAGTTAGGCGCTTCGTAGGTCAGTTCTGTTTCAACCGTTAACATGGTTATATAGATATATAATAATATATTTAAATTGTAAAACTATTTGATGAATTGTCAATTATCGGGATAAAACATTTCTGTTAGTTTGGCCATATATTTTAAGTCCATTTGTCTATCGTTCATGTTTTTAATTCTTACGTGGTATTGATCTGCTAATAAACATGCTTTTATTTTGTCACATTCTACTTCATCATCAAGAATATAACGATCACATGTGAAGTCAAATCTCCCTAGCGGTATTAAAGGCAACTTATATTTATCCATAATCATACCTATAAGAATATCATCATTGACAATTTTCCACATATAATCATGACAATGTTCTACAAGATATTCAGATGCGTCTTTAGAAAACCAACTTCCCGCACCAGATCCAAAAACCTGCTCAGAGAACTTGTACCAAACACCACTGTAACATCTTTCTTTAGGTAGTGCAACACTCTGTTTTATCAGGTTATCCAATATAAAAAAACTGCTAAGATTTGTGCGGAGTATGTGCTTATACTCAAAATTATCATTAATATACCTTATAGCCTCAATTGTTTTACTAATGATTCCAGGAATTACACTGTTTTGTTGTGTACCTATAAAAAGATTACTATTTGGAATATTAAGTTCTTCTACATTTTGATCTGATCCATATAACATTATTATCTTAATATCACCACGCTTTTCAGTAATTTCAATCATTTTCTTCCAGTATATCTCAACCATACTATCATATACTTCACTTCTTGAAGCAATAACTGCAAGTATCACCTTATACATTATAGTTACTTCATCTATATTATTATTATTCTTTTAACTAAATAATAATAATACTTGTCACTAAATATACTCGTCTAGAGCAACTTCTTTAATTATCTTTAACATCATATTAACGGATTCTTAGGTTGTAGCGAGTCTGCTTGAACCATTCATTCTCACCATCCATCCCGCGATACGAAACACCATTGTTCGGACGGAGATTATAATTATGTCGTAATGGCTTTTCCTTCATACTTAGAAGAATGCGTGCACATTCAATTTCTTTTGTAGAAAGGCTATAACCTTTTATATGATGAGTATTTTGACGTGTAGACTGACGGGTTTGCACCATTATCTATTGAGATAATTATATCTTTAATACTGTTTTTATTTAATATTATGAATTCTTTTAGATTTTCGTCTAGGTTTACGCTTAATAGTTTTCATTGGTTTTGTTTTTTTGACTCGTCTTCGTTTTAACGACTTTCGTGTTACTTTACTACCACCTTTTGGTGCTTCCGTGATCTTGAAAGGTTTTGAATTACCTTGGACAACTGAAGCGGCAACATCAACGCCTGTCGAAGCGGCCAATATTGCATAGAAAGCTGGTTCAGCCGTTCTTCTATATATTGGGTCCATTCCAACTAGAGATTCAGTAAATTCATTAGCAGCTTTCATAGCCTCTGTGAGACATTCGCCCCTACACGGTTTACCAGGCATTCCAGGCATAGGCGGTGCACCTGGAGCACTTGATCCTTCCTCTGAGGATTTAGCCATACTTGCCCTTTGAGCAGCTATTTGAGCCGCAGCCTTACCTTTTTGTCTTCCTCTGAATGCAGCCTGTAGTCTTTTAGCAGCACTTGTAGCTTTCGCAATACTAGGTTTCTTTGCAGCGTCAGTCTTAGCGTCAGGTTTCTTCTCCCCAGCAGGTTTAGCAGCGGGATCAGTCTTATCTCCAGCAGGTTTAGCAGCTTCGGTCTTGGCAGTATCAGTCTTCTCTCCAGCAGGTTTAGCAGCAGTATCAGTCTTCTCTCCAGCAGGTTTAGCAGCAGTATCAGTCTTCTCTCCAGCAGGTTTAGCTGCTTCGGTCTTGGCAGGATCAGTCTTAATATCAGTCTTAGCGGCGGTATCAGTCTT